TTGTAGGTGAAAACCCCAAAGCAATTAAACTTGTAGCACTTACTTTCATTGTTAACATACCAACTGGAATAAACCCACTTGATCTTGTATCTATTAAAGCACCTGCTGAATTAAACATCTGTACATCAATAACCTTTGTTGTGCCTGAAGGATTAATAAAATTTAAATATACTTCACTTGCAGCATTAAAATTTATATTAGTGTTATCAGTCATAAACAAACCCTTGCTTGCTTGTGATATTGCTGAATACTTAACACTATCATAGGAATTAAAATCGTACGCACTTAAACATGATTTGAATATTACCTTTGTTGCTCCCGTTGTGACTGCTGAAAGTAATAATGTAGTTGAAACGTAATACTTTGCTTTTACTGTTATATAAACATTTGCAGTGTTACCACTTAATGCAACAAAACTACTTTGATTAATTTTGCTTTTATTAACATACGACTTTACATAGTCGCTTATATCTATATGACCATAAGAATTAGTTGAAGCATTGAAATCGTTAAACACTTCTACATTAGCAATACTTATATTGTTTACAAATATTTCTACTAAAAAAGTTAATTTACTTTGATTTAATACGTTATTCCAAACCCACGCATAAAGCACTTGGTTATCGGATGGTGTATAGGCCTGCGGTGTTTGTGTTATTGTTAAAGCCATTTTAGTTTGGTTTTTTAATAGCTGTTTTTATTGATTTGCCAATGACAAAACTTATCTCTTTACTCATCTGTTTTATTCGTTTATCCGTTACTACATTGTCATAGAAAGGTCTCGGAGCTTGTCCATAGTTTCTAATCTTATTTATTATTAAAAATATATATTGATCTCGTTCTAATTCTTCAGGAACTTCAACGCCCTTTTCAGTGATCCACATATCAATCGCTTGTTTAAAGCTTACACCCGTATCCAATCCTTTCCCATGAGTAGGCGCTCCCCTATCGAATAATATACCATTAACACCGTAGTTGATATACTTCCAATAGTGATTGGCTTCGGCTTCAATAGTTAACAAGCCATCCACATTTGTCGGTTCTTCCTTTACTTGCAAAGACTGAGCCAATTGGTAACTTGCATTAATTTTTAAGCGAGCCATTTCTTTTCTCATGTCAATAATTAAATTATCGACTAAGTCACTAACCAATAATTCAAGTGCTGAACCGTCCTTATTTTTAAGGACATCATCCGCATTTCTGAAGCTATCTAAATCTAAACTACCCACGTTTAATATTCCGTATTTGTTCTTTGGCTTTAAAGTTAAGAAAATTAACGTAATGATTAAAAGTAAATATATTTAATTTAGTAACATCGTCCCAACTCATTCTATATTCTTTTGAAATCATATCTATTAATTGCTCCCAAAGCCAAACACTTTGATTTTCCTTAGCTCCCTCTTTTGAAACGCCGTATGCCTTTTCATTTGTTTCATTGATTCGAGAAAAAAAAAAGTAAGTACATTTAAGTACGTAGGTAAGTCCATGTGATTATTGAATATTTCAGCACGTTCAAACCTTGGATATTTAATGTTTGAATACTCATCTGTTTCACCGTAATGTTTACATTGCACTGGCAAATAACATGAAGCGGCTAGTAATGCAGGATTCTTTTCAAAGTCACTTTTACTTATATCAATGTGCCACCCTATACCAACTTTCATAGGATCAACTAGCTTATAATCCAATCCCTCTATTGTTATTATTTTCTTTGGGTCGGTAATCTTAAAGCCATCAAATAAATCAATGCAATAATAAAACACTTTGTAAAGGTCTTCTTTGTCTACTTGCTTAATTTTATCTAAGCGTTCACCTGTTATGCCAGCAACAAAATTCACGATAGTATCTAAGTCAATATCTTCACCTCTATACTTTTCATCGTTCAATATATCAATGTGTTTAATCCTTAAATCATTGATGGTCTTCGGTACTTTTATTTTCATATTGTATTTATAAAATATTTTCCACTATTAGGGTTATCTAATTGACTTATAACATTATAACGGATCGCATCACAAATATGATTATAGTTATCAACGTACAAATGAGTCTTTTTATCTGAATAAACATAGTTATTAAATTCCTTTGCAATATTACTACTATTTTGCTCTACTATTATTTCAAAGTCCTGCATTCGTATTATACCACTTTCAATCGTTCCTTTTTTAACTTTCTTTATATTTACACCGCTAAACTTTAAATCTTCAATCAATCTAGGTTCAGCACTATCTGCAATAATTAATTTGCCTTGAGTCCTATCTTTTAACATTTCTGCTAATATATGGGTTTTTATGCCACGTTGGTAAATATGTTCTTTTACATAGATAATCTTTTTTGCTTTGTCAATAGCAACTTCAGCAAGTGCATCAGGATCAATTGAAAACCCAAAGTCTAATCCAAAAGACGTTTGCAAATTATCAGGATTGAACTCCCCAAACCTCCAATTGGTAAACACAACGCCATCCGCTTTGTTTAACCAACTCCCTAGAATAACGTGCTTATATTTATCAGGATTGTTTTTCTTTACTTGTTCAATGTCATAAAGAAAAGACTCATCTAAGTTTTCTAAATTATCTAAGTAGGTTGTGTTAATGTAGGTGACGTTTTTTTTTATACCATTGTATCCTTCCGCAACGCCTTGCTGTTCAAAGAATCTTTGATAAATCCAATGCTCTTTTGTACTTGGATTAAGAATAAGAATCACCCTGTTTTGTTTTCCTTTTTTCCTAATTGAAAAGTTTATTTTATCAAAGGTTGTTTCATCTGTAAGTTCTTCAGCTTCATCTATTATCCAAGTTGTAACACCTTGCAAAGATTTAAGGTTTGCGGTCTGATCTCCTGAACTTGTTTTGATACCTTTAAAGATTATTTTACTCCCTGAATCCCTGTTTAGTATTTCGGACTTCTGAATATCAAATGAATTATTTAATTTAAGCAAATCAATTTTTTCTTGAAATTCAGGTATGATTGATAAATGTGCTGAAGTCATTGTTTGCCTAGTGAATAGTATTTTATGACCTACTTCAAAAGATAGCAAGCTTATAAACCTACCTACCTCAAAAGACTTACCAGAACCACGCCCCCCTGTTACAACAAAGTACCTCGTAGCGTTCCCTAGCTTATTCCAATTCTTCGGGTGCTTCTTTATCATAAAGAGTATTTATGTCGAAGTTCGTGTTTTTATTCTCGCTTTCAATATATTGCATAGAAAGTTTTTTAAGCTCTTCAGGGTTTGCTGTCAATTTATATAATGCCATTTGCAAAGCGGGTGCATTTGACTTGTACCACTTTGACCGTAAAGATACTTTTATCTGCGTCTTGTTTACTGAAGTAAGGCTTTTAAGGATGTCCAATTCGTCCGAGCCATCAGGAAAGTAATCGTAAAAAGTTGATCGACTACAAGGCAAAAAATCAGGCACTTCATCCATAAAAACCAACTTATGTTTAACTATCATTTCCTTTGCCTGTTCAAATATCTTTTGTTTGTCGTATGCCATTTATTTAGGCTTTAGAGCGTGGTGGTGGTTGTAAACCCCATCTTTAAACTGGAATGTTTAACGCTTTTTATTTAAGCTAACCACGCATATAGTTTGTAAATATACTAATTATTTTCTTTTCTCTCTGCTATTGTTATTTTTTCTCCTTTATACATCCCCGCTCCCATTTCATCTATTTTGCTAAATGGTAATATTGGAACGGTTATTTTATTGCTTTTATCTATCAAATAAATATATCTTATTTGAAACCCATCTAATTTTTTACCTCCATTATCTTTTATCCAACTTGTACCACTTTTACCATTACTTTCTTTTGTTCTATGTGCTGAACTTGTTAAACTACAAACAACTTCTCCGTTTGGCATTTGATAAGTACTTGTATTTTTATTAACCCCTATTAATTTAAAACCGCTTGCTCTGTAAATAGTTCCATCTCCGCATAAATTACCATCACTAAAACTTAAAATCCATTTTATATGTGGTGCGTTTTTTTTTATAAGTTTAATTGTTATTGCAATACACCTACTTTCAGAATATTTTGGCAAATAATCATCAAAAGCCATTCTATTTAATTCTATAACTTCATTCCATTTTGTATTTTCAACGTAATGAATAACTTTTGATTTAACCATTGGACTACCATAACTCATAACCCCGTGTAATTTTTCATCTAAAAAACAACCAAAATGCAAAGTTGAGTTTGGCACTACCTTTCCGCTATAATGATGTTTCTTCACAAACTCATTAGCTATCTTACTTGGTACTACTTTAACTATAATTTCCTTTGCTCTGCCCATTGCATAATAATTAAATAAAGTGCGTTTCCGTTACTGTTTTCGTTCCCTAATGTTTCACAATATTTATAATCTTCAGTTGCTTTAATATCTGCTATTGCATTTTTTATTTGCTCCGCTTGTTCATCTGCTAAAGTAAAAGTCATTTGTTGAAATGGTGCTTTATCTCCGTCTGGCAAACTAAAATCAGTACTTAACTCATCGCTATCTAAATCAAATCCACCAACATCCAAACCCCATTCAGATAACTGCTCAACATCCCATTCATTCGCTAACATTTCAAAGTCCCATTCTCCACCGCTTGTATTATCTTTAATCAAAAACTCCCTTTGTTGTTCTTCAGTAAGGTTATCTGCAACTATAATCGGCACTTCTTTTAACCCAGCTTCTTTACAAGCTTTAAATCTCATATTACCACCTAAAATAATCATATCCTGATTAACTACAATAGGTCTAATATCTAACATCTCTGGAAAGTCTTTTATTGACTGAACCAACTTTTTAAAGTTATCGTCTTTGATTAATCGTGGGTTATTTGGGTTAACCTTAACCTCTGATAATTTTACTAGCTTCATAGTTATTAATTAAACATTGTATCACATCTCTTAAGCATCCTTGACAGCCATCCACTTGAGCCACGTAGCCCGTTAGTTCTGCGTAAACTTCTTGTATTTGTAATTTTTCATGCCTTGTATAATCAAGCTCCCCTTTAAGCACTTTTACTTTAATGGCTTGCCAGCTTTCTTTAGCGTTTTTCGATAGTTTCATAAATTTTTCCAAATACAAATACAAACAAAGGTGCAAAAGATATTTGTAAAAAACAAATACTTACTAAAATACTAATCCAAAAAGAAAAACAAGGAAAACAGTCAAGTATTTTTATAGATTTTGAAAT